GGTCGGCCATTCCAGGAGGTTCTTCATTGTTATTAATAGCAATGAGCATCTTCTGGGTGGCTTCCTCTAGATTGGCAATGATATCCCATACGGGATGTGCCGGGAAGTTCAGGCCGTAATTGGAGCCAACGTCAGGGCTCCCCACAGCAGAAATCTTGTCCCTTAACTTTAACAAGTTATGGGCAATATCTGCAATCTTGCTACCGTACTCCTCCAAGTAATAATGGAGGATGGTCAACTTGTCTGACTTGGCCCAAGGGTCAAGGTAAGTACAAGTGACGGCCCCCTGGGTATAAAGCCTAATCCCATTTGGTTGGGAGGGCCTCCTCAGAGGGTCTGCACCTAGCAAGGTCAGAACCTTCTCCTGGACTTCTTCATTGAAGTTGTTCAGGAAGCGGGCAATGACGGGGCTGACGACGAGCGTGTCTGAAACGGCATGGAAACCTAAACCGCGAGCCTCGCCTAGCCACCTGCAAAGAGTAGCGATCTTCATGGGGTTACCCCCACGTTGAAAGCACTCGATACAGAGCTGCGACGAGATCGGGCTTAAGTTTTGACCGTTCTTAAGTAACTGCTTCGCGAACTCGGCGGAGGAAACTCCATCGGGTAACGATTCTGCAGTCACCGACTTGGATGTAGAAATATCTACACCGAGATCTCTCAGCTTCTCAATATAGGCTTGAGCTAGACGTTCGTCAGCAATGACGACGTCATCACCCAAAACCCTATAGAGAGTGCTGTCCACTCCTAGCCTCTTGGCAAGGGAGCGTAAGGTCAGATGGTGAGTAACTGAGAAAGCAGCCCAGGATGCGTAAGCACCCATAGGCTGACCAACTCTGTACTCAACCTCCTCTGATTGGACTGTTGGATTAATCTCCATACAGAATAACCAGAGGTCTGCCCATTGCTCACCTACCAGGTTTACCAGGGCCTGATACTGATGTAGCCTAGGCCATCGGTCAGTAGCTGCTGTTAGGTCGAAAGACCACAGGCGCAGACCCTCACGGGTCCATTCCTGGACAGCAGCGACTGCCTTTGACTGGTTATACGTACCATCCTGGACTTGCGAGCTTAGCCACTCCATCAGAATTCTGTGGAGAGGCAATAATAGCTCCTGGATCCAGTAATTGGCCACGTATACCACTCGTGTCTTTCCGGCCTTTTGAGCCAGAAAAGCGAGCTTGGCATTCACCGGTACCGAGGCTGGTACCCAGTCGTGTGATTGTCTAACGTAAGACTCAAGGAATGACTCTATACGATCGACAAGATGATCACGACCGGACCTCGAAGCGTGGATCTGGAAGCGAACCCAAGTGTCCTCATGCGAAACTAATGCAATGGCATCTGCCAAAGCACTAAGGATTGCAGAAGGGGCATTTGGGCCAGCCTTAAGACTCAAGTGAAGAGGTTCTACCTCGACGACTCGTGGCTTCGAAGACTCAAGTTGCTGTACAACAGAACCAAAGACCGACCTTTCTTCCGCAAGGAAAGAATGGTCTAAGTCCTGTCGACCAGTGTATGGACTAGTAATAGTCTCTACATTAGTCGAAGGGGCCATAGTAAGTGTGTTCACTAGTCCTAGAATATCTAGGACTAGCTGAATATCACCTTCCTTCACTGAAGATAACTTCTTCAGCTGAGAAGGGAGCTTGTGAGAACCTAGTGAAAACCAGATTCCTCCAAGGGTGACGACACGCTTCTGGCTTACGCCAAGAGCGTGGAGACTTACTACGGACCTTAGGTCCTTTAGTACGGCAATAGCGGTCTTCTGGCCATGACTTCCGATCAGCTGCATGTAGAATGCGCGATATTCGAGCGCAAGCTCGAATACGTTGTATTCAGACCATAACGCTGAAAGGACGCGAGCAAGTGGTAACCAACCGGGCAAATAAGAAACTGGGTGGCCAGGCGTCACGATCCAGCTCTTTTGTAATAAAAGAGTAGTGGTGAATGACGAACTGGTCACCTTGCTTTCGCCCCCGCTAGGAGGTTGCCAAGTTTTGGCTTGCAAGGCTGGTGAGGGTGTCAAACCCTCTCACTTTGTCGGCCAGATATGAGGCGCGGTGCACTGTAAAGTTACAATAGAACCTAGTCTTACTTAAGTACGATTAGATCAAAGCTCCTGTAAGCAGTGTCTAGGTAGGGCCTCCGCGGCATGGTGTCTTTGCCAGGACACGTCTCGAGCGTGTCGTTAAA